GAAACTAATAAGCGTGTCTATAATAATACTACTGAGTTCGATCTTACCGTTGCGGGTAGTGTCTGGTTTGATATTACTTCTATTGCAAAGTATGGCTTTGATAAAGCTTTCCCGTCCGGAACATATAGCTCCGTAGTAGAAGCGGAATGCGTAGCACTTTAATACTACTAGTATTTCTGAGTGGCTCAGTAATGGGCCACCAGTTTACTCCTACTTATCCAAAGTTAAAACCTTCTTATGTTCAAGGAGTTTTAACTACAAAAATGGAACTCTTTAATACTCGAAAAGATATAAGCTATTATTCAATTGGAGTTTTTGATAAGGATTGGAACAAAGTAGCCTTTGCTACAGATAGTCGAATTGTACAAATAGGTTACCTGAATAGAAAGTCTATAGACGTGTATATTCGTAGCCTCGATAAAACAAGAGCTGTATACATATGCTCTCAGTCAAAAATGCTAGAAGGCTATAAACAGTCTACGATAGTATCCTCTAAAATCTGCTCGAAGATAAAGTAATGAAAAAATATATAATTGTATGCCTACTTGCAAGTACAGCAGCTTGGGGAGACTCTAGCTCATTAAATGTGGCTATACCACAATCTCCACAGACTTATCAGTCTGATAGATTTCGAGCCGGAGACTTAGACTGTTCAAATGCAATAGGCTCTTCTACAAATGTAGAGTTTGGGGTAGTAGGCCTCTTGAACACTCCAAACCAGTTTGACCCTTACAATACTGAGGTAATACAGAATCAGCTGAAGCCTCAGGTAGCAGATGTCGGTGTATACGCCCGAATCACAATACCCATTGGCGGGCCGAAAGAAAGAATTAATTGTAATACTCTTTATAAGCTTGAACTTGAAAAGAAAAGACTTGAAGTTTATAAACTACAACAAGAATTAAATAACTTAAGACAGTTAAAGTTCGTAGAGGAATAACAATGGCAGAGTTTGAAATTGGAGGAATGACGTTCCGAGGAGGAAAGATGATGATTGTATTGACAGCATTATCTACTCTTGGTGGCTCATCCTGGGCCGCTTTCGAGTTCTACAAAGATTACATGGATATGAAAGATATCGTAGCTAACATAGATGTAGGCGCTATCGAAGCACGTAATAATGTTATTGAAACTAAACTAGACGAAGCAATTGAATATACACGAGATATTAAGTCTGGTCTTCGAGATGATATTATCTCAATCGAAAAACAGGCAGATCGTGTAGAAGATCAGGTACGTGCTTCAGAAGAGAAAGTACGAGTAATGATTGATAAGGCAAACGAACGCTTTGAAACAAAACGAGACTCCTTAAAAGCAGACACTGATAGAGACATGAAAGAGCTAGAAGAACGTCTAGAGGCTAAACTGCAAAGAGCCTTAGATAACCCCTTGTCAGATTGACCTTACAAAAAAAGTTCTTGACAATCAAACCCTATAAAAGTATAATGTAACCATGAGTAAAGAGATAACCACAATTTCCCCAGAAGGCTTGGAGATAGCTAATTGCTACTTACAGTACGGCAACATTCGTGCTGTCTGCGATTATATGAATGTCGCAGAGAATAAGGTAGTAGATATACTCAATAAGAGAGATGTTAAAAGATATATTGACACCGTATATCTCGATATGGGATACAGGAATAAGAATAATATAGCGAGTCTCTTAGATGAGATGATAAAAAGTAAACTAGACGAGGCTCAGGAAACTGGCGTATACTCTTCTAAAGATCTTGCCGACCTTCTGCAGATGGCTCACAAAATGCGTATGGATGAGATTAAAGCAATGGCTGAAATCGAAAAAGCGCAAAATGCTAGTAGCATACGTAATCAGACAAATGTTCAGATTAACGAGGCTATGCCATTTGGTCAAGGGAACTATGGTAAGTTAATGGAAAAATTATTAAGTGGAAACGAGTAACCTAGAGTCTTTATTAAAGCAACACCTCGCAGCCGATCAAGCTCGGCTGGATCGTATCGAAACGAAAATAGACAAACTGTCTGACACTGTAGTCGCACTCGCTCGTGCAGAAGAGAAGTTATTTAATTTAGAAGCCTCTCGAATGAATATTCTCGACACATTAGACGAGCATGAAGAGCGGCTTAATAATGTTGATCGACGCTTAGCAGATGGAGCAGTCACACTAAATACTATCACTAAGCTAACATGGGTAATTGTAGGATCGGCTTTAGCAGCCTTATTCGCCGTACTGATAAATTAACCTAAGATAAAGGGAGAAATAAATGATTTATGAAAAACGTGGTCAATGGTGTTGGAGAGATTCAAACGATAAACTATATAAATTCAAAACAGAAGAAGAAGCAATCGCCGCAGCGGGCTTTCCTATGCCCCAAGCAGAGCTAAAACCTTTGAGCTCGTGGTTAGAGGATCTTGACGATGCCGAAGAAGAAAGCGAGTAGGCCAGGATTATACGCAAATATTAACGCAAGAAAGAAACTAGGTATCAGTCGCAGCAAGAAAAAGTCTACGATATCTCCTAAAGCGTTCGCAGCTATGAAGAGCGGATTTAAAAAGAGGAGAAAGACCAGTGCCCGTAAAAAGAAAAAGTAAAGCAAAAAAGAAAGACTCTCGTCTAGCTCGTGCAAAAGTATCTGGCTTTAACAAGCCAAAACGCACTCCGGGCCACCCTAAAAAATCCCATATTGTTGTAGCCAAAGTAGGCACCAAGGTAAAAACTATTCGTTTCGGCCAGCAGGGAGCTAAAACGGCAGGGAAGCCCAAGGCTGGAGAATCAGCCGCTATGAAGAAGAAACGCGCATCATTTAAAGCACGCCATGCAAAAAACATTGCAAAAGGCAAGATGTCCGCAGCATACTGGGCAGATAAGGTAAAGTGGTAATGGAAGAAGAACTAAAAGCAGCAGGCTATCACCCAGCAGATACTAATGGAGACGGATGCGTCACCGCAGAAGAGCACGCAATGTATATGGAGTTCAAAAGAAAAGAACTCGAAGATAAAGATGCACAGCGTGATGCAATTCGTAAGATGGCATGGTTTTCCTTAATTGGTTTACTTGTTTATCCCGTGGGTATTGCGATTACTTCATTACTAGGCATGGACAAAGCTGCCGAACTAATTGCTAACATTGCACCTACTTATTTTGCCTCTATTGCAGTACTAGTATCGGCGTTCTTTGCAGCGGATGCGGTAGGTAAGAAATGAGACTAGCTCTTGTTTTAACAGCATTACTTATATCTGCTTGTGGCAGTATCCCAAGCTTTTATGATGATAACGAATCTTTACTTGCTGTAAAGGTTCGTCATCAAGTATCTCAGTTAGACTGTTCAGCACCAGACAAAGCGCAAATTCTAGAACTAAAGAAACAAGTTGATATACTTGCTTTATACTCTGACAGTAAGAAGTCTAATGATATTGGAGAGCTTATTGCTCTTATGCAAGAAACATCTAATGGCTTATATAATAAAGAATCTTTTTCTACACCATATTGTAACTTGAAGAAAAAGGCCCTTGAATTACAAAGCAAAGATATTGCTAGCGCAATAATGAAGAGATTTTAATGAAAGAGATACTTGAACTAGTAAACAGCGATAATAAAGAGATGTCTGCCGTAGCAATTATGCTGGTTGACCTCGAAAAAGACTTTACATCTGGGTCAGTAAGCAAGGACGAGTATATAGAAATACTCAAAGACTTAGAGAATACGCACTCAGTTAAACAAGGCGGCGCCTCTATTGAGTTAAAAGGTACACTGTTGAAAGGTATTTCAGCATTGTTAAAGTTAGCGTAGGGGTTAAATTATGATAGGCTTATACGGTTTAGACATTGCACGTGCGGCAGAAAGAGATTACACAAGCGAACATAAGTTTGGATCTAATCCTAACCTCACTTCAGGCCTTCAATCTATTTGGTCTCAAGGTGGTTTATATCCTTGGGGAGAGTTTGACGCAGGAGCAGTAACTTTATATATAACTAGTACCAGCACCTCCGATACTTCTACTATTAAGATTTTCGGCCTTGACAGTAACTGGGACTTACAAAGCGAAGTTCTCACTATGTTAGGAACTACTACAGTTCCTACTGTTAAAACATATAAGCGCATATATCGCATGATATATGATCATACTGGAACAAACGCAGGACTCATTACCGCTAGAACAGTTTCAGGAGCAGGCACAGTGGTTGCTCGTATAGATACAGGTGTTGGGCAAACACTAATGGCAGTATATACGATACCAAAAGGCTATAATGGTTACTTGTGTCAAAGCACTGTAGGTATTGGAAAGGGCGGCGACGCTTCCTTCAGACTATATATCAGAGACAACCACTATGGAGAAACCGCTTTTAATATTAAATCTGATGTAAACTTGTACCAGTCTACAGTTTCCCAAGATTATACCGTACCACTTCGTTTCATACAACAAACCGATATTGATTTTAGAGCGTTGACTTCAGGAAATAACTTTCATGCCACCGCATCCTTCGACCTAATACTAGACAAGACATAATAATATGGCAATACAAATCAGTCGCCGGGACATCACCGGCGATTACCTACTAGACTTCCCCTCTGAGGATAAGTTTCTAAAACTTCCTGTAGAGCCATATCTTCAGTTATTAAATATTGAACCCCTTCCTTCGCAGATAGCATTAATTAATGCTGTTAACTGCCCTAAATACCGTTTTATTTGCGCAGCTCTTTCGAGACGACAAGGTAAAACGTATATAGCAAACATTATAGGACAACTTGTATCTTTGGTACCTAAGTGTGCTATTCTTATTATGTCACCTAACTACGCACTGTCACAAATCTCTTTTGACTTACAAAGAAACTTGATTAAGCATTTTGATCTAGAAGTCACTAAAGATAACGCAAAAGACAAGGTGATTGAAATCTCTAATGGTTCTACAGTCCGTATGGGCTCCGTGAACCAGGTTGATTCTTGTGTTGGTCGAAGCTACGATTTAATTATATTTGACGAAGCAGCGTTGGCAGACGGTCGTGATGCGTTTAATGTCGCACTTCGACCAACACTTGATAAACCGAATTCAAAAGCAATCTTTATTTCTACCCCACGGGGTCGTAATAATTGGTTCGCTGAGTTCTTTGATAGAGGCTTTAGCGAGGAGTTCCAAGAGTGGGTTTCTATTAAAGCAACCTATCGAGATAACCCGCGTATGGCTCAATCAGATATTGATGAAGCACGTAAGTCTATGTCAGAAGCTGAGTTTAAACAAGAGTACGAGGCTGACTTCAATACCTTTGAAGGTCAGGTATGGCCATTCGATCATGAGTTATGTACGGGTAACTTCGAGGGTTTAGACTTATCAAAAATGGATGTGTTCGCAGGCCTTGACGTTGGTTATCGTGACCCTACAGCCTTCTGTGTAATCGCATATGACTGGGACGAAGAAAAGTACTACCTCTTAGATGAATACTTAGACGCAGAACGTACAACTGAACAGCATGCTGCTGAGATAAGCCGCATGATTGATAAATGGGATATCGATTATATCTATATTGACTCCGCAGCACAGCAGACACGTTTTGACTTTGCACAACAGTATGATATTAGTACTATCAATGCGAAAAAGTCAGTATTAGACGGCATCAGTCACGTGGCAGCTATTGTAGATAATAATCGACTAATGGTAGATCAAAAATGTTTAGAGACATTAGCTTCTTTAGATCAATATCAATGGGATCCAAATCCAAACCTGGCAAAAGAAAAGCCAAAACATAATAGAGCATCGCATATGGCAGACGCCTTGCGATATGCTTTATACTCATTTCAAACAAGCAACAGCGGGTTTTAGTGATACCTATTGAAAAATAGTATTTGACAATATACCTGCTACACGATATAATTCTGGTATTGAAAAATGGAAATGAAAAGAGACCGAATAAAATACATTCGTGATAGAGCTAAATCAAAGTACAACAAAGGCTCGGAATGTCGTATTTGTGGAGATACTAGGGAGCTAGATTTCCACCACTATTATAGCCTCAGTCCGCTTTTAGCGAAGTGGTTAAAAGAAAAAGAAAGAGTAAGACCAGAGCACTATACGAATGAGTATATAGTTATCTGGAGAGATGAGTTTATAGAAGATATGAGTAAAGAGTTATACGATGATACTGTTACTCTATGTCACTCACATCATTTACTTCTACATTCCCTTTATGGTAGAAATCCAAGTTTAGGCACTGCTACAAAGCAAATGAACTGGGTTGAGATTCAACGAGAAAAACATGGCATGGTATAACCCCTTTAGTAGTAAAGCAGTTAGCCAGGATGAGCTTTACGAAAAGCTTAATCCGGCTCAGCCTTATTACGATAGTAAAGTAGAAGCATCTCGTGAACCTATTTATAACTATGAACGGGCCTACGAAGAATTAGAAATCGTTAACAGAGCAGTTAATATGCTCGTTGACGATTGCGCAGAAATACCTGCAACCGTAGGAGACGCAACTAAAGGTAATAGTGTAGTTAAAGGAATCAAACGCTCACGTGTAGAATTGCTTTTAAATATAGAACCAAACCCTTTCCAAGATATTAATACATTCCGTAGAAACCTAATCATTGACATGATTATTGACGGTAATATCTTTATTTATTTTGATGGTGTACACTTGTATCACTTACCCTCTGCGGATATGACTATCCACGCAAGTGATACTACATATGTAGAGAAGTACACTTATAAAGAGCGTATCACCTACTCTCCTAGTGAGATTATTCACATCAAAGAGAACTCTTTTTATTCTATCTATCGTGGTGTGCCGCGCCTAAGTCCCGCACTACGTACGATCCAGCTTATGATGTCTATGCGTAAATTTCAGGATAACTTCTTTAAGAATGGCGCAGTACCAGGATTAGTTCTCAAGAGTCCTAATACTTTGTCAGAGAAAATTAAAGACCGCATGCTTCAGTCATGGCAGGCGCGCTATAAACCAGATGCTGGCGGTCGCAGACCTCTTATTCTTGATGGCGGTATTGAAGTAGATAAGATTTCAAATGTAAACTTCAAGGAGCTTGACTTTCAAGCCGCTATTAGTGAAAACGAAAAAATTATTTTAAAAGCTATTGGAATTCCGCCTATTTTGTTGGACTCTGGTAACAATGCAAATATTCGTCCAAACATGAGATTGTACTACCTAGAGACTGTACTTCCTATTGTACGAAAAATTAACTTCGCAATGGAAAGATTCTTTGGTTTTGTAGTGAAAGAAGATGTTACTGACATTCCGGCGCTTCAGCCAGAATTAGCAGACCAAGCTTCTTACTTTGCCTCCTTAGTTAATACAGGCATTATGACACCAAACGAAGCTCGAAAGATTCTAGGCTATGATGAAATAGAAGGCCACAGTGATTTAAGAGTACCAGCCAATATCGCAGGTAGTGCCGGAAACCCTAGTGAGGGTGGCAGACCAAAAGATACAGATTCAAATTCAGGAGATTCAAATGTCTAATGTTAGACAACGTAAAAAAACGTTACATGATTTAGCAATGTACTTTGCAGAGAAGGGTAAAGTCCTTACTCAAGCAGAGTATATCAAAGCAGAAGATAAGCCAGTTACTTTTTGGGGTATTCGTAATGTGTTTCGTAACTACTCTCGCATGGCCGAGATGTTAGAAAGAAATGAGCCCGATCTTTATGCTTTAATAGGTAAGAAAGAGGAGCCTAAGCCAGTTGCACCTAAACCCGCACCTGTAGTAGCGGCTGCTCCTAAGCCCCAACCAAAGCCTGAACCTGTGGCTACGGTTAAGCCTGCACCAGCAGTAAAAGTGGAAAAGTAAGATGGATAAAATTTTTAATCTTACATCTACCTTTAAGTCCCTAGAGGGTGAAGATGGTTCTGTCATGATTCGTGGAATGGCCAGCACAGCTGACTTTGATCGCGCGGGTGACTCTATCTCAGCCGAGGCTTGGACAAAAGGCGGATTGAAAAACTTTGAAAAGAACCCTATTATTCTTTTCAATCATGACTATGATCGACCTATCGGTCGTGCTACCGGGATGAAAGCTGGTCCTAATGGTCTGGAGTTAGAATGCAAAATCAGTAAAAATGCCCCCGGCAATGTTGCTGAACTTGTTAAAGACGGTGTTCTTGGAGCCTTTTCTGTCGGTTTCAGAGTCAAGGATGCTGATTATATTAAAGAAACCGATGGACTTATGATTAAGGATGCTGAGTTATTTGAGGTATCGGTTGTTTCCGTTCCTTGCAATCAATCAGCTACTTTTTCGCTATCGAAATCTTTCGACTCTATTGCAGAGTACGAAGAATTCAAAAAAACTTTCACTAATCGTGTGGATCTAGCCGGTCAGTCTCTGGCTAAAGACGAAGTTAATACTTCTAGCGTAGCTAGTGACGCACCGCAAAGCGTAGAGAAATCTACAGATCAGGAGATCAAAATGGATAACCAAAACATCGACTTGGAAGCTTTTGCTAAAAAAGTAGCTGAAGAAACTGCTGCCAAAATTGCAATGAAGCAAGCCGAACAAAAAGCCGCTGCAGATGCAGCAGCAAAAGCAAAAGCTGAGCAAGATTCTTTTGTAGAAGCACAAGAAATCCGCGTTAAGACTGGCATTCAGTCTGGCGTAGAAGCCCTTATGGCAGACGTATCAGCACAACTTGCTGCTAAAGATGCTAAGATTGACGAAGTAATCGCTAAGTTTTCTAAAGACCTCGAAGAGAAGTCTGGCGAAATCGAAGCTATGCGTAACAGCAAGCGTGTATTTGGCAATCGCCAAGCGCAAGGTGACGTATCTAAGTGGGGCCAAGAGTTCATGCACGCTAGCCTGCTTGGTACTATGACCGGCAAAGGTATGAACACTGATTTCGCTCGTAGCGTAATGGAAAAAGCTGGTATTGACTATGCTACCAACGCCGGCGACATCGACCAGGAAGTTTCTCGTATGATCGAGAAAGAAATTACTTTGAATCTGCGTACAGCTGGTCTGTTCCGCGAAATCAAAGTGAACGGTGCTGCGACTGTATTGCCAATTCAACCAGATGTTGAAGCCGCAACTTTCCAGACTGGTGCTGCTACTGGCGGTAACCTGAACACTGTTGGCGACACAGGCTTTAAAGTATCTCAAGTAGTTCTGAATGCTTACCGTCTGATCAGCCAGACTTTCATGGACAACCATGTTGACGAAGAAGTACTTGTTAACTTGATGCCTATGCTTATCGACTCTGTTGCTCGTGCTCACGCTCGCGCTGTTGATAACGCTATCATCAATGGTTCTGGTTCAATCACTGGTCTTGACGGCTACGCAACTGCAAATGCTGGTACTTTGAGCATCGGTGGCGGTGACGTACTGACTGCAGCTAAGTTGCTTGCTGCTCGTAAGGACATGGGCAAGTATGGTATCAACCCATCTGACGTAGCTTATATCGTTTCACAGGCTCGTTACTACGAACTGATCGAAGATGCTGGCTTTGCTGACATCACCGATGTAGGTTCTGATATTGCTACCAAGCTTACTGGTGCTATCGGCGGCGTATACGGCTCACCTGTTATCGTTTCTGACAGCTTCGGTGCAGAAGCAGCAGGCGTTCCAGCTGCATTCGCAGTTAACATGCGTAACTACTGTATCCCACGTCTCCGCAGTGTATCTGTTGAGCAGGATTACGAAGTTGGTAACCAGCGTCGTGTTATCGTTGCTACTCAATCACTCGGTTTTGAAGAGTTGGTTGCAGACGCAGCAGGTAATCGTTCAGCTGTTAAGATCGACCTCGCAGTTTAATAAAAGCGTAACAAACTTAGGGGGTTCGCCCCCTAAGTTTTTACTAATGGACTTATAGAACATGGCAAATTTAGTTACAATTGAAGAGTATAAAGAAGCTGAGGGAATTATTTCTCCTAAGGATGATTTACGCTTAAACAATTTAGTTCCTTCTGTGAGTCAATTAGTAAAAACTTATTGTGGAAATAGCATAGTAGATTACTATGTATCAAATAAAACAGAAACAATTAATATAAGTTGGGATACCAATATTGTACAGCTTACAGAAAGTCCTGTACTTACTATATTTTCTGTAGAAGAGCGTTCGTCTTATGATTCAGCCTACGAACTACTTACTACTAATAATTATGATTACTACTTAGATGAGAGCACAGACTCTTTAATTCGTACTAACGGCAGCGGTTATAGAAACTGGCGTAAAGGTCCAGGAGCTGTACGTGTTACTTATCAGGCAGGCTACGAAGAGTGCCCAGCAGATTTAAAACTCGCAGTAATAGATTTGATTACCTACTATTTGAAGGATGAGCACAAAGAGCGTAAAACTCTTGCAGGCGCAACTGTAACAAATCAGACGTCTAGCTCTCAAACAAACAACGTAGCGTT